TGGTCTCTTTGAAATAGTATTCTCTCGCTCTCGCATAATCGTCTGTGCAGGCCACCAGCACGTTTTCTGTGACCACTTCATAGCGTCCCTGGCAGTCTTCGCCGCAGTCCAGCAGCTGCACGCCGGTTCTTTCTGACGATGCCAGCACGGTTTTCTGGATAGGCAGGCTAGCAGCGGGGATCATTCGTCCGTAAACATCGTTCATTTAGCATTCCTTTTTTTCAGTAAGTGGTGGTGCAACCAGCCGCAGAGCCAGACTATACGGGAAAAGTGGCAAAAACCTAAAGTCATTTTTATATAAATTTTATACTTTAAATTCTTTTTCAGGTTTGGCCGCTCACCCTCCGAAATTACAAACTCCCTATTCTCTTTGCTCCACTTACCAGATCGGATGAGTTATGAGCAACCGTAAAGCCTCGCACTTTGAGCTTTTCCACAACCTGAATATGGCGCTGCGCGAAGATCCGCAGTTTTCCTACGAATATGACTATTCGCGTGAAACGCGTACGCTGATGGGAACGCCCTATTGGCGTCTCACTCCATCCCAGCGCACCTCGCGCAACACCATGATTGAGCAGACGATGGCAAATGCCACGGCGGAAGATACCCGCGTGCGCATGATGGCCATGCGTCCGGAACACCGCTACCTGCTGATCCCGACATACATCTGCCTGGCGACAACTGAGTTTTACCAAGAGATGCAGGACTCACTATCTGATGAGCCTGAGACCGTCGATCTGATGCCGGTCATGTGGGCCGCAATCTATGCGCTTAACCTGGGACGCGATATGTCTACCGACGTCTGGAAAGAAATGTCCAAAGCTGACCAGCTGACGCAGGTCAAATGGGTTCAGAAGGTACTGAATACCGTCAAGCTGTCGCGCTATATCACCGATGCAAGCCGTGCCGTTTGGTTGGGCCTGTTCGTGACCTTCAGCGATATCCCGGATGATTTCTACGATCTGATGGAATCGCAATGACCAGTCAGGTGCACTGTAGCGCCGGGGGCTGCTGATGCCTGCTGCCGGTACGCTGGATTCCGTTTGTTCCGGACATGGTGCCTTCCCTTCGCGCCAGACTGCCGAGGCTGATGCGGGGCTGACCATTAACGGCAAGGCCGTGCTGGTGGACGGCAAGCTGTTTAAGGACCACACGGACGGCAAAAGCATCCATAACGGCAAAGCGGTCTCTGGCCGTCCGTGGTTCACCATCAATGGCAAAGGCATTGTGTGCGTAGACGATCAGGTTTCATGCGGATCGACAGTCGCAACAGGCGATGCCGGATTCCAGGTGGGCTAATTGCTCTCTCTCACTCACGCAGCCGTCATAGCTGCGCTTACACAGGAATAACCATGTTCAGTGAGATCACCTTTACCAGCTGGCTTAAACGCGCTGTCGCCACGGCACTCTGCGCGGCTCTGCTGCTGCTGGGGCATAAAGGGTACGTGAAAATTACGGACCACTTTAAGCACGTCGCTGAGCTGGAATCAGCCAACGACACACTAACCACTAACAATAAAACGCTCACCGGCAATAACAGCACGCTTAAATCTTCGCTTTCAGAGCAGCAGGCGCAGCTGGTTACGCTGCAGCAGACGCTGGCTAAGCGGGAAAAGGACCGGCAGGAATATGTGCTGAAGCAGGCGGAGCTGGAGCAGGAATTAGAGAAACTTAAAGAGGATAGTCAGAATGAAATTGATGAAATCAACCGTGCGATACTGCTTGCCGGTATTAATCATACTGCTTTGCCTGCCAGCGTTATTCGCGTGCTCCGGGACAAAGCCCGTGCCGTTAACGCCCGAAGTCGTGACGGTCACAAAGCTGGTGGAGCTGCCGCCTCAGAAAGCGCAGGCCTACCAACCTTGTCAGGTGGATGAAAACGTTCCGGGATTTACCGACATGTTACCGGCATACTTGGTGCGGATTCTGGCAATAGTTGATGAATGTAATCGAAGAAATTTGCTGATTTCTATACATAATTCGAGTATCTAAAACACTCGATGTTGAGGAGCCGCTAACAGCATAATTTACTGTGAAGCGGCTTTAAAATTTCAAAGTAATTCTTCTTTTTAAAATTTTTAACGATTACAGTGGATTCTTATCTTTAGTTAAGGAGAATCTAATGAGCCTAGTAAATAAATTCATAAAAAACAATTCTTTAAATGATGCCTCGATAGACATTAAAAATTCCGACAAGAAATTCCTAGAAGAAAACCTTTTGGATGAAATGGGTGACAAGCTTGATCCAAATGATGATAGGAGAGGTGTTTATAATAATATGTTCTTCTTTATGCGCTTGCGACCGGATGTACATAATTTAGTTCAGCAAATAATTGAAATGAAAGACGATGACTCGTTCACTATTCTTGAAAAACATTTGGCCATGTCTACTTTCTATCACGAAAACTGGCATTGGTGGCAATATATTGGCTCAACATCAGGATTGATTTCTAGCCTTGCTTTTCCGGCACAAATTACCACGAACCTTATAGATCTTAAAAAACACATTTCCCTTTCCGGAAAGGTAAAGCCAATAATACGATATGCTAAAAAATTACCACCTACAGAAAAAGCATCCCTTAAAGAGAAAAATGAAATAAATAAAATAAAAGCGATACTGATTCAAGCTGAAGCTATAAGGTATTATAGGATGTTTGTAAAAGAACCTGTAAAGTTAGCTGGTAAAGTGCAGCATAGAGAAGCTGAGTATTTTAAATCTGTAGGTTACTCATTTTACACTGCATATATAAGTTCGATAATGCTATTAAGAAGTGTTTTTGGTGATAGTCATTCTTTTTTACCATCCCCCTATCCTTGGGTTGAAAAATTTAATGAACTTCAGAAAAAAAATAAGCAAAACTATCATGATTTTTCTGAGTTAGTAATCTACCCAATTGATACGCGATCCCTGTACGAAGGACAGGCGAGATTTAATCAATTGCTTTATTTAAATATCGCCTCTAATAAAAAACTTGATTGGTCCGAATTCGATCATTATAAAATGTTAGAAGGAGTGTATTATGAAGCGTTTACTCATTTCATGAATATACTTCATATCGAAAAAAGACCTGAAAGCATCAATGATCCGCTTATAGCACTCTACTTGTTGATTATTGATATAGCAATTAACCCGACAGAGGGATTCCCCTTCGACATCATAAACCCTCATGCCTTCGTCGAACTTACTAATCCAGGAACCAGATTTATTTACTTATGCCATATCGTTAATGACTCACATCCAGAGCTAAAAAATGCCATTACTTCTTATAGTGGTGAAGAGTATAAAAATGTCACAAGAATTATATGTGACTCTGCAAAATTCCACTTGCCGGAGCATTATGAAAATAAAGTTAGGGGGTGGTGTGAGAATGAAAGTTGTATAATTGATCTTCTGAAGCAAAACGAATCGTTTAAATATGAATCTTCAAACATCTTAATAAGAATCGTTTTCGCTAGATTCCTAAGCTTTCAATTAGATAAGTTTGAAAAGCCAGAGTTCTTTTGCTGGCCGGGAGCATATATGAATGATGTGTATAAAAACAAAGAACTTGAAAAACTTCACTTTAAACACTTTGCTATTTTTAGAGAGGATAAAAACCGGAATATTGCCCCCGCCACTTCTAAAAGCGTCAGCAATGAAAACATATTAAATACCACCTTTCAATTTTATCAAGCTTTGGGGGTATATGATTTATGTCGTCAATGGATATACGAAGACGGTCCTTTTAAATACAGATTTGCTTGGACTAGAGATAGTGAGGTAGAAGACGACATTAAGAATGAGCTAAATTCAAGCTATCAAGCATATTTTGGAGAGTCTTTGGATGGTTTTCGGGAATTTTAAGGTAAGAATTTTTTTTGGATAATGCTAAATGCTAAATGCTAAATGCTAAATGCTAAATGCTAAATGCCATGAGCCGATTAGTTCGGCTCATGAGCTTAATAACTATTTGAGATTAGTTCATGCTGTGATTAACACATCCAGAATTAGCTGTTGTATCAATCATGTATCCCGCCGCCACTTCCGGCCCACCAATCTCCAGCATAATTTTGCGCATTCCCGCCGCTAGGGAACCGTCACCCTGATTAACCAGAAACTCACGCGCCGCGAGTGGCATGTAAATGGACGCTGTTACCGGGTTGTGCATCTGCTGCGTATTCCCTGCCCTGCGCCAGCGCGCCGTACCGCGAATAGCATCGTCCTCTAACGTCGGGCATGCCTCCATTATGATTTCAGCGCCGTACATGATAACGATCTGCTTAGCCAGCGAACGTGGCTCTTTCTCACTGAGCAGATAATCCAGATGGAGACGGGCGTCGCGCTGGCTTCCGGTCGATAAGGTGTGAGATTTTGTGCCGTTCGCGTATTGAAAATAGAGCTTATAAGACATGAGGTTTACCAGTGGTCAATTACATGCCGGAAAGGTACATCAAAAACTAAATATTTTCCTTAGATTTTAAAATCTTTTCTTGCCTCTCTCACACCGCAAAGTACAAACCGCATAAATTTGCCTCGTCAAAAATTCCCTCGCAGCCGCGCCCTATAAAAAGGGCTGAATTGTGAGCAAAGATATTACCCCTGCACGTATGCGTGAGCAGGACATTATGACCCGCGCCTCGCGTGTCATGGCTTTTACCGTTGATGCACAGCGCAATGCTTCTGGTGCGATGATTTCTGATCGCGTCGAAATGTCTCAGAACATTGGCAATGCTGCAGGCCAGGATCCGATGTTTGAAGGCGCTAACCCTGAGTTCTGCCGTATTGTCGGCACCGCCTGGGCGTCGAGCATGATCGAGTACAAAGAGCGTCACGGTCACTATCCACCAGCTGACCAGCTGGCGAACGCCAGCCGTGCGCTGGAAAACCTGATGACCGAATCAGCGGCTGAGAAGCACGAAGGCAGCGGCAAGGCGATGTTTGAATCTGTCGCGGCTGATATGCGCACCTCTGATGGTGTAATGCGTCAGGCGCAGTTTGCCGCTCTGATCCTGCCTGCTGTACTGGGCGCGGCCACCAGCGACGCGTGTACCTTTGTCCCGTGTGAGCGCGATGAAGCGAAGATTTACGAGCTCCTGAACGTCGCCGGTACGAAGTTCGGCACCTTTGATCAGGGCGACGAAATGCACATGCAGTCTGCTGCTGTGTACTCGCAGATGAAGCGCCTGTATCCGTTCCCTGCTGCGATGCAGCCGGACGGCACCAAGAAAACCTTCACCTTCTCCATGAAGACCGTAGAAGGCGCTGACATGCCGATCCGCGCTGGCCGTGCCAAGCTGCTGATCAACCGTCGTCCGGGCAAAGTCGATGACGGCGACGGCAACCTGTATTTCTCTGACAAAGACGTTAAAGGCAATGCTTTTGCGGCTACCTGTAAGGTCGATTACGACAAAGGCACCATCGCTGTAACCTTCACCGATGCACCGGCTAAAGGTACTGAGCTGGCAGCACAGGTTGAGATCAACGTCGAGAAGGCACCAGGCTTGATCCCGGTTATCAACCAGTCCATGCGTGAGTTCACCGTTAAGCCGTCGCAGTTCGTGATCGCGTCTGAACACACCGTTATGGCCGCGTCTGATCTGAGCCGTGAATTTGGCATCAACCTATCGTCTACCCAGTTTACCGCTATGCGTAACTGGCTGAGCCATGAGCAGGACATGATGCGTCTGCGCACGATGGCATTCCATAACGTCTATGACCGTGAATTTGACGTGGCACTGCCGGAAGGCCAGACCTACGAATCGTGGGTAGGCCTGATGAAGCACGCGATCACCCAGCTGAGCACCGACATGGTTAACCGTACCCGTAAGGCCGGTATCCGTGGCGGCTTCGCTGGTGGTGAAGCTGCGAACTTCCTGAAGAGCCTGCCTGCTAACGTCTTCCAGGCTGATCCTAACTTTGTGCAGTCACCGTACATCCAGCGTATCGGCACCCTGTTTGGTATCTATCAGATCTTCGAAGTCCCTACTGCTACCTGCGATCAGTTCGTGGCAAACGGCGTGGCGCTGGGTAAAGAGGACATTCTTTTCTACGGCCGCGGTGATTCTATCGGTGACGCTGGCCTGATCGCGGGTGACGCGGTTCCGGCCATTCCGTATGTCCACGAAACCAACCCGTCGCTGGTCAACCGCACCACGCTTTGGGGTTCTTCCCTGAACGAGCTGCACCCGCGCAATGGTGAAAACTACTTCGCCAAGCTGACCCTGACCAACACCAAAGTCGGCGCTTACAACATGCTGACCGGTAAGTTAATCGAAGGCGAAACCGCACCTGCAGCAGCGGCAACCGGCACCGCCAGTTAATCCCCCTTAACGCCCCCGTTAAGGGGGCATTTCATGGACATTTCACATGAATAAGATTCGTTTTTCTGTGGGCCAGGCGTCCGGCATTGCGGTGCAGGAAGTCAACGCTGATGCGACGTCTTTGCCGGTCTGGTCATTTCGCGTCGCGGCAAAATCGGCGCTGTCCTGCGCGTAACCGCTGATAACTATCAATCCGTGCTGGGCGAAGCCATTCACCCGCGCAGCGGTGCAGCGTTTGAGCCATTGCGCCACGTAGCGACTGCCGTTAACGGCGGTGATGGCTATGTGGTCCGTGTGGCAGCGCCGGGTATGAAGATCCCTGCCCTGTCCCTGATGGCTGATACCACCATGCAGGAGCTGAGCGTAGTGGCCAGCAACTTTGCTCCGTCTTCCGATCCGGTTCTGGCGGCTGGCGCTGCTGCGATGATTTACATCGAGGATGGCGACGCCTCAGCAAATCGCACACTGAGCATGGAAGCCGACAAAACGGCACCGGGCTTCTACATCCTGACGCTGAAGGAAGTTGACGCAGCTGGCGGTGAGTCGGTGCTGGAATCTCACCAGATTTCTTTCAACACCAACGCCACCAGCGACATGGGATCGCCTGCCTTCCTGCCAACCGCGCTGGAAAACGGCTCAACCCGCCTTCGCGCTATCGTGGCGGACAACGTTGAAACGCTTATGCAGCCTATCACCGAAGGCTTCGACGATATGCAATTCAGCGGCGGCATTGATGGCGATCTGTCTGCTATTGCTACGGCTGACTACACCAAAGCCCTGACGGTCCTGCGTAAATCCATGTTCTCCTGGACCGCTGTACTGTCGCTGGGCTGCTATGACCCGACCGTGATCGCGGCGCTGGTCAAGCTGGCTGAAGACACCCGTACTGACATGTTTTATGACGTACATGGCGCGCAACTGTCAGCAGCAGCAATGGCCGAAGCGCTGGGCCACGGCCTCGGCGGTTCACACCAGCCAGCACGCTACTACTGGCCGTACACCGCACGCGACGCATTTACCGGCACTAACGTTAACTGGGGTATCTCCTGTGACGCGTTTGTAGCGAAGGCGAAAGGTGTAGCGCTGGTCTCCGACGTCGGCGGCTGGCATTACTCACCGGCTGGCGTGTCACGCGCAATCATCAACCGCCAGAACATCAAGCCTATCCCGAATCTGGATGAGATCGACCGCGAAGCCTTTGTGACTGCGCGCATCAACCCGGTCAGCCTCGATAAAGCCGGGAACATGTATATCGACGACTCCCTGACTACGTTCGCCAAAAACAACTACCTGCGCCTGCAGCACATCAGTTCGCTGATGAACGCGATCGCACGCGGTTTTTATGACGTGGCAGAAGCGCTGAAGCATGAGCCGGACGGTATCACCTTCAAAGGCCTGACTGATGGCTTAACCGACCTGCTGGAGCGCTTCGTTGCCGCTGAAGCACTGGTTAAACCGCGTGACGTCACGCAAGGTACCCAGCCGTTTGTTGTCTCCGTCGTGCAGAAAGATATCGACCTGTGGGAAGCCTCCTGGTCTGTCTGCCCTACCGGATCTTCCCGCCGCATCATCGGCAAGCCAACGCTGTTCCGTTAACAGAGGAAATTATGAACAACATTTTCAATCACAAATCGCATGGCCTGCTGGGCGCGGCATTCCTGGCGCCTGCTCCGGCTGAAGAGCCAGCCGTAAAAGATTCCATGCTGGAAAGTGCAGGCTTAGGCAACGCTACTTCGGCGCGCATTGTGGCGATGTTTGAGGCTGTGGAGCGTCGCGCTGGCGAAGATACCCGCTCTGTAGCCGCTTCCCTGCTTGCGGGCTGGGTGGCAGATGGCGAAGCCGATTCTGACAGCTTTGAAGCGCTGGCACTGGTGCTGGCCGGTCTGGATTCGCTGTCTGACGACGACGATCTGGATGACGAGCAGGTAGACGCTTTCAATGACGCTCTGGGCCAGCTGGCAAACGCCGCTGTTGCCTTGGGCGCGGACCAAGATGACGTTACCAGCATGATCGATGACGACGACGATAGCGCCGCTGAGAGCGTTTTCGAAGCGCTTTCCGGCCTGGCTGATGATGACGAAGCAATCGCAGATTACACAGTGGCTGGTGGTGAAGGCGGTGAAGCAATGCTGGAATCAGCCACCTTCAAAGCCGTGCGCGACGGTCAGGTAAAGCTGATCCGCAAGCGTCCGAAGAAGCGCCGCATGACGTCGCTCCAGAAGCAGGCGTTGAAGAAGGCCCGCACGAAGGCGCATAGCTCGATGGCAAATGCGCACCGTAAAAAGTCGATGAAACTGCGTAAAAAACGCGGCCTGTAAAGGATAGCCGCCGGGTAAGACCGGCGGCATTGAGGATAGCGCGATGATCTGCGGTGCAATCATGCCGGATGGAGTAAGCCCTTTCCTGAAAGTCTACATCACGTCAGAAACGGCGATGGTTGTGGGCTACATCGGGGAAGGCTCTTCAGCCAGCATTGAGTCCATGTGGGAATCCCCGTTTGCCAATGACTCACTGGGCGGCGTCGCCGGTGCAGTGAGTGCTGCTGGCGGCAAGCTGGCGGGCGGTGTGCAGGCGGTGAGCGGCAGTACATCAAAGTCAGACTTCAACTCCCTGCTCATCTGGGAAGGCCAGCAGCCGCCTGAGTTCAGCATCGTTGTAGACCTGATGGCCACGATGAATGCGAAGGTGGAAGTCATGGACGCGATCATGACGCTGCAGCAGATGGCTTCACCTGAGCTGAACGCCGCACTGCCGGGTGGTCGCCGTCCTCTCCCCGTGATCATGGACGTTGGCCGTCGCCTGAAATTGATGGATGTGGTGATCAGAAGCGTCGGCTACCAGCTGGACGCACCCCGCACTGCCGAAGGGCATTACACCCACAACACCGTCACGCTCCAGTGCTCCGGCCTGAGCGTCCAGAACCAGTCTGATATTCCATATATGTTTATCTGAGGAACAAATAATGTCCGGATTTTCCAACACGAAAGCCGACACGGCTTTTCTGAAAAAGCGCTTTAACCAGAACCTTGCTGCGGGCGAAAAACTTATCGGCTCTGAGTACTGGATGACCGTTAAAGGCTACCCGAACCTGTCGATCCTGATCCGTACCACTCAGCTGCCTGAAATGGCCCGTGAGGACGTAGAAGACGTTGCACCAGGTGGCATGAAGTTTAACCAGCATGGCTCCCTTAAAAACTCTGGCGAGTTCCAGATGACCTGCGTTGAAACCATTAAAGGCGACGTGTTTGCAGCGGTTCGCCAGATGGTGCTCAACAAGGAATACGTTGATATCACGTTTGCAGCAGCAGCAGAATCTAACGGCGGCGACAGTGCTGGCCTGACACGCAGCTACCTGCACTGCAAGGTGTACTCGGATGCCGTGGATTTTGGCTCTGAAGACACTACTGCAGCCGTAAAGCTGCCGCTGCGCGTTGTCTATAACTGGGCTGAATAATCATGACGCCGGTCGAACTGCTTGAGGCCGTGAAAGCGCGCTTCACGACGCTGCTGGTGGATGAAGAGGCACTATTAACCAGCCTTCTCCGCCAGGCTCTCGGCGTCTATCAGGATCGGGCCGGTGTACCAGGCCGTAAACGCATTGAGAAAACGGGGGGCGCAAGCCTCCCTTTTCCGTCTGATTACCTGTCACTGGTAAATGTCAACGATTTCAATGGCGCGCTTGTGTATGCCGATCCCTACGATTCAACCATAGAGCTTGAGCTGAGTGGCCGTGAGAAATGGCCGTTTACCCTGCTCTACTTCCGCAACCTCCGCGACTGCGATTACGAAGAAACACAGCTACCGGCAGACATTACCGGACTTCTTGAAGACTACCTGGAAGTGCTGATCGCTATCCCGAATGTCGAGCGCCTGCGCCGCCTGCATATCGCCGGTAAGTTTGACGCATCGTTTCTGCCGGATGAGGCCACGCTCCACCAGCGTAAAACTGATCTTGAAATGCAGATCTCCGGCAGTCGGGCAATTATCCCCGCTATGAGCACCTGGTAAGGGGGCGCTATGAGCTTTTTTAACGGTCTGGCCGGGAACATCAAAGGCTTTGCCACCAGCACAGCAAAACAGGCCGGAAGCAACCTGATCTCGAACATCCTGTCCCGTGCTTCCGCCAACATGAGCGGCGGCGCCGGCGCGTCATATGCAGGTCTGCCGCCTGAGCTGGCCAACGCTAAAACTATCCTCGAAATGGCTATGCGAATCAGGTATGCGCAGGGCTGGCAGTGGAACATCGAGATAGACGGCTTCTCCCGCGTGGACATGTACGTGAAGGATATCACCTACAGCACAGGCAACGTTGAGACCGAAAGTAAGCTGATTGGCGGTAACGAGTTTGTGAAGCCCACTCACGTTACGGCGGGCTCTGTCTCGATGACCGTTCGTGATAACGAGGATGGTGAACTTCTCCAGAAGTTTAAGGAGCGCCGTGCGCGGATCCATAACGGAGACGGCACCTTTAATCTGCCGCCAGCCTACCTGCTCAATATCCGGATCTATCGCGTCTCACAGGACGGTCGCGCCACGCTGGAAGAGGAAATGAAAGGCTTTATCACCACGATCGGTGAGATCTCCCGCGCCCGTGATGCCGTAGGCGAGTTTGCCACCATTCCGGTCACGTTCGTGAAGTACACCAGTGCCGGAAGTCTCGCAAACGGATTGCTGAAAGGTGTAACCGGGGGAATTACAAACCAGGTTCAATCATCCGCATCAAACCTCATTAAATTCTGAAGGACAACACAGTGATCATTCCTCCACTGCCGCTGGCGTCGCGCCCTGCCACTGAAATCATCTTCCGACAGCCGGTCATTAAAGACGCCCTGAAGTACTCCTCTCCCGACGTGTTAGGTGACGAGCGGCGCGTTACGGAATACCTGAACGCACTGCAGGAAGGTCCGATTGATGACAGCCGCGACTGGACCGCACAGGAGCGACGCACAGCGCTGTGGTGGATCATGATTAACAGCCGCGCTGACAACCTGGAGGCGTTTCACTATAGCTGTGAGCACTGTCAGGAGCTGCACACCTATGACTTCGATCTGAGTGAACTGGCGGAGACCGTTGAGTTGCTGACCATCGTGCCATTTGAGCGGGTGAATGTCCCGGTAAATGGCGTGCCGACTGAGTGGACGCTCAAACCGCTGACCGGGCGCGGGCAGGAAATGCTGGAGCGTATGCGCGCCGGTCTGCCGGATGCTGACGCGCCAGATTATGAAACCGCCATTATGCGTATGCGCATTGCAGAGTTCGCGCTTTGCACCGCACTGAATGACGATCCGGCTGACTTTGAAGAGGCTGCAAATCGCCGCTTCGACATTCTGGAAAGCATGGTTCCCGATCTCGAGTTCGCGCCGCTGGTGGCTCACATTCAGCTGATGCAGCGTAACCTGCGCCACGGCCTGCTGATGCAAATCACACAGGGTGAAGTCCGGCTTCTGCTCCCGCCCTGCGCCTGCGAAAAGGAGGGCAAGCAGATGAACACGACTCAACTGTTTATCCCATTTCGCTCTGGATTTTTTGTTCCACGATTTTCACCTCAATGGATGGCTAACCATCATTGACAACCTGACGCTGACCGCACGCCAGCCAGTAGGTGACGTTGATGCACTGCCGTTATGGCGCGCCATTCAGATGAACAACACGCTCACAGAGCAGATGAGAAAGACTAACAACAGGTCCGAATGATGAAGCAGCAGGATCAGGCCCGCATCATAGATGCAATTCAGAAAGCCAGCGAGGCGGAGCTTAAACAGCTGACGCTGATTCGTGACGCGCTCACTGGGGCTGGAAAGCCGTCTTCTGGCGACAGAAATAATGGGTCGTCAGGGATGACAGTGACGCGATCACTGACCCGTCGCAGTACCAGTCAAAGTGATATTCAGTCGAAAAATAGTGAGAACGCCAAAAAACCGGCCCACTCAGATAAAGAACCAAAAAGGACAAAAAAGAGCCTTAATAAAGACTTTAACGGGATTAATAAATCCAATACGGTTCCTTTAACTGAATGGGGGACTGATTCGAGCACCATAAAGAACCGTATTACAGGACAAAAAAGGAATTATGAGGCCCGTTTAGTTCCTGTTGGTGGTTACGGGCTTAAAAAGGCCTCGAATAAAGGACTAAATAGGATTTACAGGGAAAAAAAAGCACCATCAGAAGACACCAAAAAGGCGAGTGGTGGCGGGCGTGATTCCAGTGGAAGATTCATAGCGCGTACCGATTCTGCCGCTGCGTCAGCTGCAACACAGGAAAAAAATGCGCGTCGCGCTGAGCAAAAACAGCAGCAGGGTTTTTTACGCTCCTTGGGTAGCATGCTGGAAAATGCCACCGAAACTAACAGCGATGATATGTCTTCCGGCGCAGACATGGCTGGCACGGCTGCCGGTGGTCCGCTATGGATGATGGGTAAAGGGATGTACGACATTTCCGCCGAAGTCGGTAAGAACGTCGTCACGCTGAAAAACTTCATGCAGGGTAAAACTGAAGGCAACGCCGCGCTGAAGATTGAACCGCCGTTGACGCATCCACCAGTCACAACCGAAGCCAGAACGCCACCAGCGATCGGCAAGCCTAAATCGGCTGATGGCTTCAAATCCGCTCAACAAGCAAAAGCTATACAGGTCACGCAGGAACAGACCAAAGTGATCGCCGCCAATGACGATCGCATTGTGGATGCCCTGGACGACGTGCGAGAGGAAGTTAAAAAGCTATCCCATACGTCAGGGAAAGGAGCTGGCGGGCTAATGGATTCGCTGATTCCCGGCAGGCGTAAACGCCGCGGCCGTAAACGCGGGACGCTGTTAGCTGCTGCTGATATTGCTGACGTAGCCGGTGATCTGCTGCCAGACGGTAAAAGCAAGCCCGATGCCTCTAAACCCAAAAATAAGCCCAAAAAGAAAAGCCTACTGTCGAAAGCGCTGAGCGTACTCAAAGGCGGCAAGAAAGCGGCAACGATTGGTGGCGTAGCAGCGACGACGGCTGCAGCTGGTGCAACGATAGCCGCTGGCGGCTTGGCGGGCAGTGAAGCGGCGAAGGCTGGCGAAAAGGCCACGCAGGCTACAGCAGAAAAAAGCGCTGAGAAAGGCGGGCTTAAAGTCGCTGAGAAAACCACGGAAGCCGCAGCGGAGAAGACCACAGAAAAAGGCGGCTTGAAGTTGGCCGGTAAAGTCGCCGGTAAGACGGCGCTTAAAGCGATTCCGCTGGTGGGGACCGTGCTCGGCGCTGGCATGGACGCATACGAGGGGTACAACGACACAGCGGGGCAGCAGAAGGCCTTTGGCCTCAAAGAAGGCGCTACCGTCAGCGGCAGACAGAAGGGCGAGTACACTGCAGCAAACGTGCTGAACATGGGAGGGCTGGTATCCGGCGCGTCCGGGCTGCTGGCGTCCGGAGCGTCTGCGCTGGGTATGGACGGGGTGGCGAAATCACTGACGTTTGATACCGGCGACATTGCGAAGGGGCTTGATTCCGGGCTGGGTAAAGTGGGAGACATGTTCAATGCATTCTCAACCAGTGCATCAGGCGTCTATGACAAGCTGACCGGCACCAGCGCGGAGCAGACCAAAGCGATCACCGATGGCACCACGAAAACCGTCACGGCTATAAACCGCCTCGGTACACAGCTGCAGGGTGGCGAGTGGGGCGAGGACGGCGTAGGTACTCAGGGTAAAAGTACTGCTGATTATGCCGATGTGGCGCAGAACAGCATCGGCGCAGATCTCAATGTTGGCGGTGCAAATGCGAAGGTCCGTTCCTTCCGTAACAACAACTTTGGCAACCTGAATTATGTGGGACAGGAGGGCGCAAGCCTGGAGGCCAAAAACGGCAAAGGTGAGGCCCGGTTTGCCAAGTTCAACACGCCAGAGGAAGGATTCAGGGCGCTGGCGAACCAGCTGACAAGCTATTCAGAAGGCACCTCTAAAGCCGCCGGTTACAAGAAGCTGAATACCGTACAGGATATTATCAAGCTGTACGCGCCGGAGAGTGAAAACAACACATCACAGTATGTGGATTCGCTTTCGAAAAAGCTGGGCGTGCGTGGCGATCAGCAGCTGGACCTTAAAGATCCCAAAGTCATGACGCAGATGATGCGTGGCATTGCCACCATCGAGGGCGGCAACCCGCAGGTCACGAATGACTTCATGACAAACGCCATTGGCCACAATGAAAATGGTAAGTGGATCGGCGGGAAATTCAGTGATGAATCCCTTAAGTCGGTGAATGAAGCGCGTGCTAAGCAGGGGCAAGCACCAATTGCGGCGGACTCACTTTATTCAGCTGGCGACAAAGTGAAACTGACAGCTGGCGCAGTGGCACCTGCCGCCGCACCGGCAGCTATCACCGTATCCACAGCAGCGCCAGCAGCAGTGCCAGCCGTGGTCCCGGCAGCGCCTACGGTCTCGCAGGTTGCTGCAGCAAAAGAAGCCGATAAGGATAAGCCGGCTAACGGCGCAGCAGACAAAATCAAGCACGCCGGAGCAGGTGCATGGGGCAAAGTCAAAGCACTAAACGAGTGGGCTGACGGCAAAGTGCAGGGCGCGACTGAATCACTGGGCGTGGCCGGTATGTCCCGCAAACGTCCCACCAGCGGCCTGTCCCTGCCAGTTGGCGAATCACTTCCGGCAGGCCTCCAGCTGGCCGCGCTGGCGCCGGACCAGATCGCCAGCCGTTCCCGTCCCGCTGCTGTATCTCACGTCTCAACCAGCAGCGTACGCGCCCGTACTGGCTCTGCAACACCAGACACGCCGATCACTGTTGCCAGCGCTGGCACACAAGCTGCAGCACCGGAGTCCAGCGGCCTGTTTGATCGCATGCTGGGTGGTGCAAAGGATGGTGTTAACGCCGTCAGCGCTTCGATCATGCCCGCCATTAGCGACACGTTCAGTCAGACGCTGGGCGGCTTTAGCGGCAATGACATGGTAAGCAGCGTGCTGGACCAAGCAGGCATTACTGATCCGGGTATGCTTCGCGCCATTGCACCGCTCACAAGCAAGGCTGGCGGCTGGCTCGACAGCGGCACTAAGTCGCTGGCCAGCGCCGGTAAGTCATACCTAAGCGGCACCAGTGCGGCGCAGACAAGGCCTGCACAGCAGCCTCTGCTGAATCACCCGGCACAGATCCAGAACGTGACCGATCTCCCGCGCAGCGGCATGCGTCCGATGATGAGCGGCGACACCAGCAGCCACGATCAGGACATGCTTAAAGAGCTTAAAGGCATGCGTACCCAGCTGGAGGCTCTACTGGGCGTCACGAAGAAGAAAAGCGATACCGCGCCGGACAAAGTGGTTAACACCGCGCAACCGGCCCCCCGCACGTCATCAACCCTGAGCATCAGCGATCCGGCGCTCAACGAACTCCTGCAGGACTAACACATGCAAAACGAAATTGACTGCCTGATGCGCGTGGATCAGGGCGGGGTAGTGGTGAAAACCGGGGAGTCAGACGCCTGGCTTGCCCGTCTGGAGGAATGGCTGAGAACGCCACAGGGCAGTGTTTACGGCCTGCCCGGATGGGGCAACACCATGCAGGATTTCAAACATGAGCCGGTTGGATCGGAGACAGGCCACTTAACCGAAGTCGCTATTGAAGCCGCACTGATTAAAAAGCTGCGTATCGATCTGCCAGGGCTGGGACTGCGTGCTATCAGCTGCGCGCCGCAGAACGTCGATACCTGGCAAATCACCTTCATCACATCATACGGCCCACTTGCCGTGTCCATGAACAAAAATTAACCGGGGTAAATTGTGAGTATTCAGGAATTACTGGAAAAATTTAACGGCCAGTTGCAGGCCAACAGCTGGTGGAGAAAGTTTACCAACAGCCAATTCATTCAGATGATGGCCGTGTTTGGTGCACAGATCATCTACGCCGCGCAGACTACCGCTGAGCGCGGCCTGACGGAGGGGTTTATCTCCACGGCAACGAAGCGCTCAAGCATTCTGGCCGCAGCCGAAGATCGAAACTATCTCGGCCACTTAATCACGCCGTCGTGGGGCAGTGTGAAGATCACCAACAAAACGGATGAAGTCATTCAGCTGCCAATTTATGCAGAGTTTCTGTCGAATGCGCAGCTGCCCTACGTCACAACCGATGTAGTGATTATCCCTGCTGGCCACAGTGTTGTAGTGAACGACGTCCGACAGATGGAACACGTTAACGTTTCATCCGCGATCGACGCCGAAGCGCCGTTTTATACGGTAATGCTGCCGCGTGATATCACGGAGGAAACCGTCTCGATGGATGTGTTTGTGACGGAAAACAAGAACAAATCACTGTGGGAAAATAACCCGCTGTTTCGTCTTTCCCGCGGCACCAGCCAGCATTACGTGCTGGTTTACAAGCCGTCTGAGCAGCTGGGCGTCCGCTTTGGTGACGGTGCGATCGGCAAGATGCCGAAGACCGGCAGTAAGGTCGATCTGGATGTGTGGTGCAGCCGGGGCGACACCACGCTGACGCAGGGACAGAAGCTGACGCCCGCGGGCAACATTGCCGACATGAACAGCAAAATCGAAGTTGTGACCATGACGCCAATCACGGGCGGCAGCGGCTTCGAAAGCACGGAAGAAACGCGCAATCGGGCGCAGTACTACGTGGCGTATGACGAGCAGGTAGTCTGGGGCGGTGACTATAAGTACTTCCTGAATCGTGCAGTGCCGGGTATGTCCTGGATCAGCGCCTGGGGTGAGCAGGAGCAGGAGATTTCAACCGGCATTAAGTCACTGAGCAATATCAACACGATCTTCTTTTGCGGGCATAAACCGGGCTACACGCAGGCTGAACTTGAGACCATGATCATGATGGCTATCAAGGCTATTCCGAATGAGATCAACAAGAAATTTCGCTACGTCCCGACACAGGAAGAGCCATTTACGATCTCACTGACCGCGCTGGCGAAGAAGAACGTCATTCTGTCAGACGCTAAAAAAGCCGTTCAGGAAGCACTTGAGGTCCGGTTCGGACGGGATGCAACAACGTTTGGCGACAGCGATCAGAATGGCGTTGCAGCCGGTAAGCACTTCTCACAGGTGCAGGTGAAAGACCTGTGGCGCGTGATTGAAGAGCTGAACCTGTTTATCTCCTATGAGTTGACCCCGCACGACATGAAAACGGCCCTGCAACTGAATGATTTTATCTATCTCGATGTGGCTAACTCCACGTTTGATATTAACTACCTGTAAGGCACGGCCATGATCAGAAACTGGGTAAAAGACCGTCTTACGAAGGAAAAGCAGGGCTCTGAATTGTGGTCGGGGTTTGCTAACGCGCTGCAGGACATTTTCGAGGACACGGTAGAGCCGATTCTGGAGCGTATTACCAACCGCAAAAGCTACTACACGATGGATAAAGACGATCTGACGCTGCGCATGGGCGAATATGGCCGCTTTTTCATTGTGGCGGAGACCACAGACACCAGCAGGCCCGTGCTGCTGGCACAGCGTCTGGATGAGGTGCATTTTAAAGGCACCGATAAGCCGATCACGTCAACGTTCTGGCGTGAGTTCGATAACCTCCCGGTAAGCTGGCAGGAGCTGTATGCGCCGGTGGATCAGGAGCTGGCCCCTTATGGTACCTTCTTCACCACGAAAGAAGGCCTGCCGATTGCAGAGGCGAAATACGGCGAGTTTTTCCTGACTTCACGGGCGCAAATCTCGGTTGCTCTGAATGAGCTTTATGAGCGATATGGCTATCTGGAGCAGGGGGAAGCAGTTCAAAAGCTACTGACTCAATTTGAGCAGATAATTGCGCCGCTGCTACCACTTCACATTGTGTTTGACGGCGTAGCGCTCTTCATCTCATTTGAGATGAGCGCTGACGCTGAAAACATCAGACTTATCAGCGCTGGTATAGACTATCAGGCCAAAATGTCTTACGCCGATCTTCAGTCTGAGATCAAAAACTTGCACATGGCCACACAGCACAGGTATGACATTCCCGCCGTACCGCTACGGCAGGTTAAGCGCTGCGAACGTTACGACATGTTTGCCGCTGATGCCTGGACGAATGACTACCGCGCAAGGCCGGACGCCGCCCCAGCACCCATTGATATTGCCAGCGCTGCCAGTGACAGCCGCGCACGATTATTCAATGAGGGTGGCGTGCAGTACATTGCCATTCAGAAGGGCGACAGCCAGGGCGTCACAGCAACCGGCACGGACGGTAGTAGCGTGACAATGGCGTTTCCCTTTGACGGGATGCCGGATTTTGTTCTGGCGCTGCCCGACGATGGCAACGGCTCCAGCACGATCACCACGCTTTTTTATGAGCAATTTGTCGCGTAGTTGACCATCGGATTTTACGAACTCCATACCCTCTGGCCTCTTAACTCTGAGAGGCTTTTTTATGGCTGATACTATCTCTGTCAGCAGTAAGCTGTTTAAAGCGAAGCTGCTGGATTACTACTACATCCGTCGCGCTGAATCCTCCATCGGCAAGGGTTCCCGTTTCCAGATGGTAAAAGCCTACTGGGGCAAGTCTACGCTCGTCAGCAGCAACGCCGCTGGTGGGTGGAATATCGCGGATATTCCCTCAACATTCAGCAACGATAATCTGACCGGTAAATTCACTGAAACGCCTCTGGTTCTCACAAGCACCGGCGCGGATATCTCGATCACTATTCAGCTGGATGAAGCCATTCTTCCGGAAGGCAAAGCCTATGACCTAAATACGCTGACGCTGGTGGACGCCGACGGCAACGCGTTTGCTGTGCTATGCCTGCAGCAGGACACCGTATTCCGTGGTAAGGCCTACCGCCTTATCGTCACCATCGAACAGAAAACGGCGTAACGCACATGAGCAGTAATGAAATTACCGATATCGGCGTTATGGCGGGTAAGGCGTATGGCACCGCGCCGCTGTCGGCAGATATGCAGTATCTGGAGACCTACACCAGTTCAGCGCTAAATCGAAAACTGAAAGGCATTGTGCGATCCGGTTTTTACCTGGGCTTCTTGCCGGTCGCTGGTTCAGGGCTGAATGTCATCGTTACCTCTAAAGGGGCGGAAGGCGGGCAGGGCGCGGCCTCGGTAGATGTGAACGCTCACCAGATTACAGTGCAGCAACTGGCCGATCTGACACTGCCGGTTGTGGCGGGCAAAACTACCCGTATCGTGCTTGAGGCAAACTACAAACTGGGCGTTAAGACTGACCAGGTAGATATCACCTCCACGGTCGAGGCCGCACGTGTTTTTGCGCAGGATATCTCTGTTGCGCTGAAGCCGAACCAGCTGGAGCTCTGCCGCGTACTTGTGCCAACCGGCACCACGCAGGTTACGCAGGCGATGATCATCACCAATTACCGTATTAATCGGCAGGTCGGGATCACGCTGGATTCCATCTACACCAGTGACGACGAGCTGATTGCGGCCAACCTGAAAGGGCTGAAAATACTCAAAGGCATGATCGATAACAACATGGTCATTGCCAATAACGGCTCGGATATTCACGACAAAGCGATGTTCCGTGAAAACATCGAGCTGGATAAGCTGGTCAACGAGAAGCAGCTGATTGCCAGCGAGAATCTGGCTGATCTGCCGGACGTGCCGGAGGCCCGTGGCCACCTCGGCCTCGGTACCGCAGCACTGGCAAACCAGCAGACAAACCCAATGGATATGACGGCTGGTGCGCTGATGGCTGTGGGTGCGTTTGGCATGGGTTCGCCGTCATTTGTACTGGACAGCAAAATCACCTCACTGACTGACGTGTCTGTGACTGAGCAGAATGCCTTCTGGACATTGAGCGGCACCTTCAGTGACGGCCCGATTGATCTTGGTAAAACCACGCAGACGCTGCGCGGCCAGCTATTCAACATGCGCCGTAAATATGATGCCGACGCTGCACTCCTGCAGCTGCTGGTGGCGCAGGGTGGCGTAATGTATCTGCGTTTAGCAGGTAAAGTTTCAGGCGACTGGTCGTGGTCCGGGCTGTCAGATGGTGCGGATAAAAACGGCTGGCGGAAGGTGATGGACAGCGCCAGCATGACACTGGCGGACCTTGTTAAGGCGGGTGCGGCAAAGGCGGGCGATAACGACGATATCACCAGCACAAGCAAGCTGACCAGTATCAATACGCCAAAGCTGACGGTATCGAAAAACCTGGACGTCGGCTCTCAGATCAGCGCCGGTTTTCGTATTGGTGTGATCCGTTCTGAGCCGTCCGTGCCGTCTATGACGTTTTTGCGGACCGACCAGTTGGATGATAAGCCCCCCGCATACGAAACAGACGTTATGCAGATTGTGGGCCGTGTGGCGGCAGTGAGTGGTGATGCCTGGAGCGGAAGGATCCTCGGTGGCATAACTACCACGAACATGACGCACGGCGGCGGTAAAATTTCGATTGATGCGCGTACATCAACAGGTGTGATTGCGGCTCGCCTTGCTCTCAACAGTGGAGACGGCTTAGCCACATTACAGGGTGCTGGCGGACTGACTATCACTGGTGGCGGCGGTCTGTCATCTGATGGCGCGGCCTTTATCACTGCTGATACGATTGCATTGCAGATGAAGCCTAAAACTAAAGACAATGCCTATTATCTGCGCGGGCGAAAAGCGGACAACACGCTGCACTGGTATATGGGCCAGTCTACGGACAGTACCGATACCGTGACTTGGGGTAACTCTATCCCGAATACGTGGCTGACACTTTCAGGCGACGGCACGGGTGAAACCAACGTTTCGACGATGAACTTCCGCAATAACGCCATTGTCGGCGGCAACCTTATGGTAGCTGGCGGGGCAGACTTTACTGGCCCGGTAAACGTGCTGGCAAAAGGTGCAACAGCGGTAGGCGATCTGACCAATGCCGCGCTGGTGGTAACAGGTAGCAAAAGCGATGGTACTCAGGGGATCACGGTTAACAGCTTTGCGCCTACAGTCACCTTCATTGATCGTGACGCGGACGCAGCAGGTTTCCGCTTAAGAGGCGATGGCAGCAGCCTTCGTCTTGACGTTGATGGCCGGGATAACGGCGTAACGTGGAATCAGAATATCGCGCTATTCAGCGATAAAGGGCATCTTGCATTAGGCAGCGGCAGTGACAGCACCAGCCGAATGCTTACACTTGGGAGCACCACGCCCGGAAAAGGCAATATGTCCGGAGCGTCGCAAATTGTTGCGATGGCATACGCAAATATCGGAGCAGATGCGACTACACGCGGCATTGGTTTCGGTGTGGAAATGTCAGTAGGTGACGGTAATACTGGGCAAACCGTGGCTGAAGTGGTTGAGTTTTGGGGTAACAGCAGTGTTGTTAACAAAAATGCAGCTGTAGCGCTCATGTCATCGTTCCGCGGGCATGACAAAGCCAGCCCTGTTATTGCAACGGCCTATGCCTTTGAGGGCCTTCAGACAGCACGCGAAGGTTTAAACCGCTGGAACCTATTTATGCAGGGAACCGCGCCAAACTATATGCGCGGACAGACCATCATTGGCGGAACGGATATCGCATTACCTGTTAGCAGTGTGGGACTGGATGTACGCACAGACGCGCGTTTCAAAGGGCAAGTGTCTATTGAAAAGAAAGTCACTATTGCAGATGAAATTGTTCAAAAAAATGGTGGGTTTGCTTTCCGTGCGAAGTCTACTGATTATGCGGCCATTCTCAGAAATGATAATGAAAGTTTTTACTTACTCGCTACAAACAAAGGTGATACTGACGGTAAGTATAATGACCTTCGGCCCATCGCATTTAACCTGGCTACCGGCACGGTCAGGATGGAACAAGGCTTAGTCGTTCTTAAGTCGATCGATGTAGATGGCAGAATTACTGCAAATACATTAAATGCCATTAACCGTATTTCTATTGGAAACGCAGGTACCGGGAATTTTAATACTACGTCTGGTTCTATCAATATTGGCGACTCGGATACAGGCTTTGTTTGCCCCGGTGATGGCATTCTCGACTCTTACGCTAATAACGTTTTAACGACTCGTACTACCGTTAATAAGTTGTATGTCTATGGCAGAGTAGTTGCAGAAGATGCAGATGGATTTCGTATCCGCCCAGCGACGGGACAGATGGGTATGATTCACCGATTCGATGGTAGTAACTATTATTTACTCGTCACGAATGCAAATGACCCTGATGGTACTTGGAATAACTTGCGCCCATTTGCATTTAATGGGAGTACCGGAATTGTCACTATGTCCCACAATGTCAATGTCGGAGGGGCATTAAGCGTCTCAGGAAGTGGCTGGTTTGGTGGCAATGTTAGTGTGCAATGGGGCGGTCGAGGGGTAACTTATCAGGAAAACGGCGACATTGTACGCATGGGCAATGTTACTGATGGATACACAATGTTCAGCAATTTCGGGGGGAACACGAGTCTTTCCGGTGCATTGTCTTGGATTCGTAATCAAGGCTATAACGAAATGACTAGCAATGCCATGTCCGATTTCGGACGTGGCGGCCAACAGTATTCTGGCGGTTCTGGCACCGGCCAGGGACGGGCGTATGAAGTACCTGGTGGTTGTGTTTTAACAGGAATTAATACCAACGTTTCGGATGGTCGCGGAATGGGTGTTTATTTCAGGCAATTGATTGGGCGTAAAATTAATGGTGGTCAGTTTGGAATTGGAGATTTTGCATAATGGCTAAGGCAAAACGTTCATTTAGAAACGTTAAATTCGCTGGAATGAAGTTACATGACAAGGCATTTCCTGCTAATGAGGAATTTGGCTATCCCGGCATGCCAGTAACCTGCTTTGTTGATGATAAAGGCCGCGATTGGTATGACGAACGGGAAGACAAAAAGTGGGGCACTGTAGTTGCCACCTGGCCAGATGGCCATATCGGTGCTTTTGAAAAAGACGCCATGAATTTCATTCCTGTTGAAGGCTATACAGTATGGGAAATTGATCCGGCAGACATTCCTGAAACTGACAAGATGAAGTTATTTGGCTTTTATGCCTATGACGGCAAGGTTTTCACGAAAATTGCCGACTAAACACTAAATCTCACCTATAAAAATCTCCTCACAGCGCCTCCTGGCGCTGTTTTTCTTTACCGCTCTAAATTACAGACTGCTTACCCTCACGCCACCTGATTACCAGGTGCTAAGGGGGGTATGTGACCGATGTAGAAAAAATGCTCGCGGTTTCGCTTCTCCTGTCTTTGCTGAGTGGCACAGGCGTTTTCCTGCTGGGAGTGCGCGAATACCGGATCCGACCAACCGTATTCAATTTTACTACTGAGCTTGTGCTGGCGCTGATTACTGGCCTCACGGCCTATTTCTTTGCCCGCCAGCAGGGACTGGATGAAATCGTGATTTACCTCGCTGTGTTGGTTGCAAGCAACAACTGGCGAGAACTCTCAACTGTATTTAAAGAACGACTCATTGCGGCAATAAACGGCGTATTTGGGTCAAAAGGAGGCTCCGGCCCATGATTGATTACCAGAACCTGTTTATCACAGCGATGGCGGCGGCGATGGTTGTCGATCGCTGCGCCTTTGCCCGTAAAAAAGTGTCCCTGCTGGGATGTGGTGTGGCCACAGTGCGCGGCAACGCGCTGGCATTCCCGGTCCGCCTGAGCATTGCCTGTGCGGGCAAACTCGCGGGAGCCAAAATTGAGTACTGGCTGCGCGACAGCAACGATCCGACAGTGGTTATCTCCGGTAAACAGCGCACGCTGGACCTCTCACCAAAAGGTGTTAGCGAAGAGTTCCTGCTGATTGATACGCGCTATCTTGAACCGGGCGAGTGGTCACTGACAGTGCGCGTTACCCACGGTAACAGCCGCCTGAACCCGCTTTATCGCATTTTCCCGCTGCAGGATACAGTCACCAGAACCTACCAGCTGAGCAAATCAGAGGAGGGGGATTACCGTGTCGAATCCTAAAACCTACGTTCTGCTGAGCTTTGACGAGCTCAACGAGAAGGGGCTGGCAACACTGAAAAAGGCGATCGCCACCAGCGGCTTTGAAGTAGCCAAAATCACCGCCGCCGGCGCAGCCCGTAAAAAGGATGGCGTACTCACTAAAACCTTCAGCCTCACCGGCATGGACGAGCAGGTTATGACCGTGCAGGTCAATGACAGCGGCGACATTTCCGGCCTGAAGCTGAACAGCAAAAATGTGCCGTTTACCCACGTCACCACGATCCCCGACCTCGGACGCCAGCTGGCCGCGTTATTCAAAAAAGGCTCGACGGCATTCCAGAAGGCACTGGCACGCAAGATGGCGCGCGCCGCCGCCAGCAAGGACGACTCACCGCAGCCAAAACGCGGGGTGAAATCGTCCGTACAGTTGCTGGCCGAAGTGCGTCTACAGCGTGACGCGTACAAAGCGGGAATCGAGGAAACTCAGAAGAAGGCTGTCCAGCTGACGCGGGATGCCGACGCGGCACAGAAAAACGCGGACAACTTACAGACCGAGCTTAATCAGGAGCAGGCGATCACCCGCCAGCTGAAAGAGCAGATCGCCCAACTGGAAGAGGCAGCATGATGAATGACATTTTAAGCAATCGTATGGTGCTGGACCTCCAGAGCCGCACACCGGGCGCAGTGCTGGCGCAGGCAATTTACGACGGCCTGATGACCGGCAGCAGCGCGGATATGATGCTGGAAAGCGCCACGATCGATGATATCGATCACACCTACCTGGGAAGTGAAAGCTTGGTGCCGGGTGCGATGTTTGAAGCAATCAGCACTGAGCGCATGCGTCTGGCGCAGACCATGCGCGCTTTTGTGAAAGCATTAAACCGTGGCCTTAATGGGACCAATATCAGCGCCGGTACTGACGATGCAGGCACGGATACGACCGGGCAGAAAACCGTGGGCGGCGCGGTGATTGGCAAAGTGCGTCGAGTGGCCAGCATACCGGTCATGAGTGCGCTGATCCCATTATCAGATGGACAGAGCGTGTCGCTGGTGTTCCACTCTCCGACCGCAGACAACGGTAAGATCCGCAACCAGGATACGCTGGTGGCGTTCCAGTTCCTGATCAACAAGCGCGACGTGACGCACATCGTAGCCCCGATTGGCGGGCGGGATGTGTCGCTGCAGCAGGTCACGCAGGCGCTCTCCAACCTGATCGAGAAGAACAGCGGCAAGTTCTCAAAGCAGAAGGACGCACAGACGAAGCTACGCGCTGAAGTTGAAACTACCCAGGCGGAGACGGACAAGCTGGCAGAGCAGCAGTCTGCGTTGCTGGAAGTGGTGGACGCGCAGACCGCACGCGTGCAGATGCAGCAGGACAATGAGCAGACGCTGCGCGGCAAAGTCGCGGCGCAGCGACAGATTAATGCCGACCTTACCGGCCAGCTGGCGGCGCTGCAGCAGTCGAAAGCCAGTGAGCCTGAAAATACGGACACTTTCAGCGATCGCACTATTCAGGTGAAGGCGCGCATGAACATGGACGGGCAGGCGACGCTGAGCAACGGCGCGACGGTCCGCTATCACAGCTATGACCAGGACGGCGAGCTTAAAGGTAAGGTGATCATTACCGAGGCAGACGGGACCACGTATGAAATGCCGTCCAGATCCAGCCAGGGCGCGGAAATGGGTAAAGCAGCCACCAAACTGCTGAAGGCTTATCGCACTGGCGCGGCGGAGCCATATCGCGTCACGGCAGGTTCGCCACAACCAGTACCACAGCCGCAACCTGAACCACAGCCAAAGCCAGAGCCAGATCCAGAGCCGGAACCTCAGCCCGACACACCAGCAACCATCTGGCGCTATGCGCTGGTAAACCGGCCAGTGGGTATCGGCGCGGTACCGCCTGAATATGCCTCCGTTGAAGACCAGCCAGCAGAAGGCCAGCCATACAGCGGCGTTGCGCGCAACGGCATCATTTCCTACGACCGTCCACTTACTGAAAAAGAGATTGCTGACTTTGAGCTGAAGCTGATCCCGACGCATGCTGATCTCGATGCGCTGGCCGTAACTGTGGCCGACAAGATGAGCGATTACGACGCGCAGTATCTTGAAATGTCCGCAGAAGACCCAGATACCTACGCCAAACAGGTGCGCATGGTTGCCCGTAAAAACCTGACTGGCGTAGCGTACCCGGAAGGCGAAGACCTGACCTATTTCAACCAGGCCATTAATGCCAGATTGCAGACCCTGGCAGCAGGTGGAACAAAGCAGGAAGAAACCGACGTGACTGACGATCGTGAAAGCACTGACCCGTTCTGGATGGCGGCGAAACGCCTGGGCGATCTCGTTGGCTGGGCGTCTGACCTGGTGAATGCCTGGGCTGAAACGCTGGGCTATGACAGTGAGCAGATGAAGTATGTGGCGGACTACGTGGAGGCTAACCAAAGTCCTGAGTATCTGAATGCAGCAGAGGCCGCAATGATCACCGGCAAGCGTATTCCGCAGGTGGAGGAACTGAGCACCGCTGAGCCAGAGCCACAACCTGCGCCGGAACCAGTGCCAGAGCCAGTGCCGGAAGCAGACACCGACGCGCAGAAGGCGGTTGATTACCTCCAGGGGCTGACTTCGCTCGATACCGACGATATGGACGTGATCCGCGCTGGCCGCAGTCAGGTGCGCGAAGCCATTGCCGCGCTGACGGCCGCGGGTGTGTTCGATGAAAACGAGTCGCTGGTTAATGACGCCGTGCAGCACCTGAGCGATCTGCTGGTGGCCGTGCAGCGTAATGGGGTGGCCGCATGAGCCTAACCGCACTGCAAAAGCTGGACTTAGCCGACCAGCTGGACGAGCTGATCATCAAAGCGCCGACCGTGAAGGGGCTGGACCTGCTGGATCTCAATGACCAGATGGAGGCAATCATGCTCCAGCTGGGTTATGGCGCTGCGCCAGCACCCGCCACCAGCGAACCGGCACCCGCGCCGGTCACTGAGCCGCAGCCGGAACCCGTGAAGGAAGATCAACCCATTCCCGAAGTGGTTACTGACTTTCTGGCCGGTAAGTTCACCAGCCAGGCGCAGCTGGATTTTGTCGAGACGCTGCGCCGCGTCGGTGACTACATCGGCGTCTATCTGGAGCTCGACGACGCCAGACAACAGACTGCCAGCTGGATAGCGGCCAGCGGCCTCGCTGCTTAATCATCACCCCGTTTCGGCGGGGTTTTTTATTACCGGAATCAAAATGCTGAACGAGAAAATTCGAAATCTGCTGAGCGACGCTGGCAGCATATTTGCCCTGATCGGGCTGGTGGGCTCATTGCGTAAAGCGCAGACCACAACCGGGCGATCGTCATACGTCGTCACCGGCAAAGGGCAGGAAGTGAAGACTGCATTTAAGGTGGTGGATGCACGTCACCTGATTATCTCCAACAACCTCGATGGCACCATCAACCCGCTTTTCCCGGCTGAGTTGCAGCCACGCGACCGCACCCGCCTGACCAGTAAAGTGCAGGTCTCCAAAATCGCGGGAAACCTCCGACCGGCTAAGCTGACAGATTCCGGCATGAGCAGCCACGGCGCGCCCATCGTGGGCGCTGATAACGTGGTGGAGTCGGGCAATGGCCGCTCTATGGGGATCAGTCGTGCGTATGAGCAGGGGCAGGCCGACGAGTACCGGCAGTACCTGATTGACCATGCAAAAGACTATGGCCTGAAAGCGTCAGACATTACACAAATGGATATGCCGGTACTGGTACGTGAGCGCATTACGGACGTTGATCGGGCGCAGTTTGCCAAAGACTCCAACCTCTCTGATTTGCAGGAAATGGCAGCGAGTGAAAAGGCCTTTGTGGATGCCGAAATGCTCGATGAGCGGCTTATGGCCATATTCAATCCGTCCGATGATGGCAACCTGCTGGCGCACACAAACGACGGCTTTATCCGGGCATTCATGAAAGAGATTGGCGACACGGCGACGGCAGGCCTGCTGACCGAAGACGGGCGCCCGACGAAGCAGCTGATTGACCGTATGCAGAATGCGATCTTTGCCCGCGCCTACAAAGACGAACGCCTGGTTAAGCTGGTATCCGAAGAGCCGGATCCGGAAATGCGCAATATCCTGACAGCGCTCAACACGGCGGCAAGCGAGTTTGCACAGATGCAGATGCTATCCGGAGACGTTCACCGGCAGGCCGTCACTGGCCTGGTAGATGGGGTGCAGTCGGTTGATGGTCTCGATCAGCAGGCAATCGTCGCGCTGCAGGATGCTATTAAGCTGGTGCGGCAGGCAAAGGACAGCGGGCAGGCCATACAGGAAGTGCTGGCACAGCAGGGACTGTTTGAGGAATCCAGCGAAGAGGCCGAAGCATTGGCGCTGTTTATCGTGGCAAACAACCGCAGCGCGAAACGCATTGGGGCCGCGTTTAAAAAGATGGCGCAGAAAATTAACGACGAGCTGTTACACCAGCAGCAGGCGCTGGGGGATATGTTCGGCGGCGGTGATCTGACGCTGACTGACGTTCTCATCGCAGTATCTGGCGAGATTGAAGATGAGTTTGGAGAGGGTAAGGGGCTGACTTTATAAATTGTGGGCACATAGTGTGCCCACAAAAGATTAAACAAAAGTATAGAAGTTTTTTATGTTACTAACCAATTTACTAACTTTGACTCCCGCGCTAGCATCGTCATCCTTAGTGGCTTCATCAACCGGTTTATTATTTACTTCAAGGCTTAGTATATCTAATACATGCCAATGATTTTCATTATCTTCTATGATTATCTTACCGGTTTTTACTATTCTGGCGGTAGGGGTCTTTTTTAAGTCAAAGGAGTATATTTTCCCTCCAGGGAATTTTTCATCACAATATAATGGAGCAAGTTTTTTTCTAAAGTTAATTAAACCCGTCTGTTTAAAACAATCTCTAGCTTCTTCTGGTGTTAAAATCGCTGCCTTAATCATGTTATAAACTTTGAATAACTCATAACAAGTTGTCATGCCTCGATTTGCTATTCTTGCATCGTCAATTTGGCTTCCTTTAAAAGGAGGGTTGTCTCGCTCTTCAGGTGCTTTAAAACGTTGATGATTTACTATATATATAGCTCTGAATGTATAATCTAATAATCCACTTCTTTCTGCAGCGTCTCGTTTTCGCAACGCTATTTTATCTGGTTGAGAGCAATCGCTATCCTGTGACGTACCACCAATACCTTTGCACTCAATTATGTAAGAAAAATTTTCAGATAGTTTTATGTTTATATCTTCTTCGAATAACCCATCTACTGACACACTGTCATCAGGTAAAGATATATTCTCAAAACCTATATATTTTAAGAACTTATAAACTGAGGTAACAAGTTCATTTGATTGATCTACTAAAAGACTTTTAACCCATAAATTCTCTTCTCGCTGAGATATTTCATTCAATTCACTCTGGAGTTTAAAAAGCCTATCATTATGGTTTTTAATTTCTTTTTGTATGGATATGGTTTTTAATTTTTCTTCATGTGAAATATATTCGTAGGCATTAGCCCATTTAAATCTTCCAAAGTTTTTTAATGTATCCGAAAAGAAAGGTATATCTACTTCAGGTAGGGCTGAAGTGAAAAGCTCTAAAAGAAATTCTTTTTTGTTATGTATGTCAGGTAGGTATAAAAATATTTTGCTATTAATTACCTCATATTTAGCTATTATTTCTTTTGATTTGGATAGCATCAAAGCTCTACTCAAATTATCATTGAGCGTGTAAGCGACCCCATACTTTGAATTAGTCTCGTATTTTTTTATTAGCTTTATTATCCCTGTAAGCCTGTCATCTTGGTGTGCTGGCTCGACAAATATCGATCCCACCTTGGATTTAGCGTTTGATTCCTCGAAAGATTGATAGCCCAAGCTATCAACAGTGAATCTTTTGTCTTTTTTTTCGCCATCCCTATATGAAATATTAACTCTGTTTAAAGTGCTTGAATAGTATTTTTGGGCAAAGAAGATGATGCACTGTGGCGATGTATTATCCTGTAAGCTATCCATTATGTGAAGCATATCAAAAGATGTTAGATTTATAAATTTGGAGTTGTCTTTTGTCGTGAATTGAAAGAAGCCCTTGCCCGTATTTTTCTTTGCTGGCCTAGATTCGTTTGAAATGACTATATAATCCATTTCATGAATATTAGCTGGTGTTAGTTTGTTAACCCTAATTATTTCATTAGGATTATCTTTTGTTTTTGATAAAAGCCCATTGATTTCAGAATCATATACCTCAAAATTCTCTTTAACCAAAGCGCCTTCAATACAGTCATCCAAATTTATAAGCTGAATCAGTACTTTTTCAGTGTTCATCGTGCTTCCATAGTTATGCTTTTTTTTGATTTTAACACTGGAAGTCTACAAAGTAACTTTTAGAAATAACTGTGTAAATTACAAACTATCTATATTGGCGCTCCTATTAACACAGTGAGCGGAACCAAAATGTACCAATCCCCGAACCGTAAAGCCTTTGGCGACATGCTGGCCTTTTCCGAAGGCACCAGTACACACCCGTTAACCCGTATGCGCGGCTACGACGTCATCGTGACCGGGCTGGGCGAAAAGCAGGGCGAAATCTTCACCGATTTCAGCGATCACCCGTTTGCGCATCGTCAGGCAAAACAGATTAATCACGGCGGCCTGGCATCAACAGCTGCGGGCCGCTATCAGCAGCTTTATCGCTACTGGCCTGCCTACAAAAAGCAGCTGAGCCTGCCTGATTTTAGTCCCGCCTCACAGGAACGATTACTCGATCAGCTGCTGAAAGAGCAGGGTGCTTATGCCGACGTTCTGGCTGGGCGGATCCGCACGGCGATCGGCAAAACTAACGATATCTGGGCCTCGCTCACTGGTTCGCCGTATGGTCAGAAAACGCACAAGATTGAAGTGCTACTGACGGCCTATGTGAACGCTGGTGGCACTGTTACCGACTAACAACCGCGAAAGCCTTCCGGTATGACTGAGTAATCCACACCCGCCGAAAAGCTGCCGCTCAATGGCTCAGAGTAGCGGCGGCCTTTCGGCTTCCTGCCACCAGCAGGCTTTGCCCTGAAGGTAGACTTCAGCGCCTGGTAGGCTTCATGCAGTACACCGCCTTTTCGCTGAAACTCTTCAGCGCTTCGTTCGTTCTGCGCTGCTGACGATGCAGCCGCCAGCTGCTTTTGCGTGTTCTGGTAGAGCCCGAATTTTTTCACCGCGGCCGGTTGTGGTTCTGATGATTTTTCAACCACAGAATTTAATGGCTCCCCATTTTGTATTTCTCTTTTACTGGAGGGATCTCTTAATTCTTGTTGGTCAGATTGACCAGGGGGAGCCTGTTCATTCTGACTAGGGGTGCTGTGGATAAAATCTTTTTTAAAGAATGCTTTAGCGATAACTCTCCGGACTATGGTCTGGCGTCCGGACGGCTTCAGATTTGCCTCTTTCAGGGCTTCCAGGCTGGCCCGGACAAAGGACAGCGCTTTACTGGTAAACGTGTATTTACTGGGCTTGCTGACGCTGTGATTTTTCTCGTCACGCTGCTCTTCATAGTTGAGGATCCCCAGCTTGACGGCAGCACGATAAGCACGCTGAACGGTAGAGATACTGCAACCGGCTTCTTCGGCCAGATTCCTGAGCGATTTGATGATGATGAAATCGGACGTGGAACCGGCCAGATTGCAGGCGAATTTTAAGACACGGGTAACTGACTTCGGGAGGGGGGAAAGTTCGATAATATGGGTGAGGTCAAAGCCTGTAATTCGGACAGATATGTGCTCGTTATTTGAGCGAAATGCGGGAAAAGTGTTGCCGGGATCGGCGCTTTTAGCTACTATAGACACGCTTTTTGAGTCCTTGATATTTGGGACATGGACATGCCTTAATTCCTTGCTACTGGGAATTAAGAGATGATGTCCTCCACGAGACAGCAGGTGCAATGCCTGAGTCAGTGGTTTAAAAGCAACTTCCGATCAAAGAAGTTGTACGGCACAACGCCGGTGTGGTCTCGACAACCACGCAATGTTGTTTAAAAATCGTCTGCGCTAACAGGCGATTTTTTTTTCGTCCTCACATTCAGTCGCCAAACTGAATTTGAGCGCGGATAATAAACGCGATCCGATAAAGGATCAACACTCAGTTTTTTCCTAATTTTTAGTTTTGACTAAAACGTGCCCCAGTTTTCAGGGCACGATTTCTTTTTCCCCTTCTTATCGTGTGTTAATCCACAGCAGCGGTGCTGAGTCCACGGCTGGCGGGCGCGTCTCTGGTAATGCGTGCTGGTGGGCGGTTCCGATCGGTAGCGTGGCAGTCGCATTTGTGCCGATTGATTCCAGCATTGCCGCGACGATCTGCGCATCTTCCGGCGTGTCCATCCGGCATAATGCCGCCTGCTGGGCTTTACTTAAAAACAGCGGCATGTTAGCCAGCGCATCCTTCATAATCCGGCGGCGCGCCTTTGCAATAGTACCTGCACTCTCGATCATCAGCTGCGCGTTGCGCAGACGTTCCTCCAGCTCCAAACGCTTTCCATGCTCGATGTGAAGCGCAGATTCCATCAGCGAAGAATCCGCAGACTCCAGCATTGCCGCCTGGCCGCGCAGGGTTTCAAAATGCTGAATAATGTCGGCCGCCTGGTTCTCCGAATACCCCTTTTCAATCAGGCCTGCGTGCATAGCGTCAGCGCGTTCGCTGGCCGACTCCAGCAGCAGAGCAGGGTGATCCTTACTGATGTAGTTTGGATTGGTCACATAATCGAAGCCGTGGAAGCTGGTCACTTTGGAAATGGCGTTATCATCACCGCCAGTCGCCCACGACCAGCCACCAGCGCGAGAACGGTTCATGCCGTCAACGATGTTGCCAGGCTCAGTGTCCAGAATCTCCTGAACGTGAGTCACAATGCCGTTATCGTCCACGCTGACATCCAGCGTACGGTTAGACGGTACGTTTTCCAGCGTCACCGGCTTCCCGTCAACCATGACAACCGCAAATTCCGGCAGATTGAGCCGCCCGGTCTTAGCGTAATAGGCGGCGCGGCGTCCGTGGCCGTAATATCCGAACATTTCCCCCAGCTGGATTCTCTCCAGAGTTTCGGGGCTGGCGAACGTCTCGCGGACAGAGCGCAGCAGGTAGTTGCGATCATTCTGTGGAGTAAATCGACGAATTTTATCAATCAATGAAAAACGATCCGTCACCGTGCGGAGTGCTTCCATAAATACCTCATATTCACAGGGTTATGCCCCGCAGAGCGGCGGCAGCGCTGGCGATAGCCTGCGTGAAAAGATGGTAAGGAGGTTGTAATTTGTCAGGGTAGCGATTCTTCGATTATCAGTGGATCTAATAACCAGTGGATAATTTCACATTAGAAATATTGAATTTATCCGCGCCGGGGATATAGTGTGCGCGCCAC